TCCCAAATCTATTGTCGATGCCTGTACAATGCGTGTCGGCAGATTCCCGTCTATGAGAGATGGCGGTCCTAGCTGGTTTGGCGTCATCATGGATACGAACGCACCTGATGAGACTCACTGGTGGGGAATCATGGCTGGCGAGGTTCCAGCACCTGAATATATGCCTCAAGAAGAGAAATTACTGCTTGTGAAGCCAGATGACTGGAATTTTTACGCTCAAGCAGGGGCTATGAAGGAAATCAGAAGCAAATCTGGCGTATTAGAGGGCTATGAGAAGAATCCAAAGGCCGAAAACACCGGAAACATCCAAGAAAACTACTATGATAAGATTATTTTGGGTAAAACGCCTCAATGGGTGAAGGTTTACGTCCTGAATGAGTATCAGGCACTGATGGATGGAAAGGCTGTCTACCAATCATTTAGGAAAGAGAGCCATGTTGCGACATCTCCTATAGAACCTATTGATGGTGTAGACGTTATTGTGGGGATAGACTTCGGCAGAACACCTTCGGCAGTATTCTGTCAGCAAAATTATGGCGGAAAGTGGACTATCTTCCACGAGATTATCGGTCAGGACATGGGTGCAGGTAGGTTTGCAGACGTTCTGAAAAGGGAAATCACTAGAAACGATTGGGATAAGCACACATTTAAGTTTGTCGGAGACCCTGCTGGCAATCAGATGGCTCAGACAAGCGAGCAAACACCCTTTATGATACTCAGAGCGGCAGGTATTAACGCCTATCCAGCACCTAGTAATGACGCTGTTATGAGGGTTGAAGCAGTAGAATCGGCTCTAAATCGCATGACAGATGGATTTCCGTCAGTACAGATAAGCCCTAGTTGCACTACACTGATAGCTGGATTCGAGGGTGGGTATCAGTACAAGCGTATATACAATATGGGTAACGAGAGATTTGAGGAGCGTCCTAGTAAGAATCGCTTCTCTCATATTCATGATGCTCTTCAGTATGCGTTCTTAGGTGGTGGTGAAGGCCGTAGGGTGATTTACGGTGGGAACAAACCAGCTTCCTACACAACCGTTGAGAGGTCAGGGTCTCCCTTCGGAAGACTGAGGGAATCAAGGCGCAGAAGCAGAAGGCTTGCTGGTATATGAAGTATATCGTTTGCTTTACAGAAAGCCCTAATAGAGGTCTATGGAAGTTATTCACTTTCTGGAGGAAGGGCTTTGGTCACGTCTTTATCGTTAGGTTTGACCCTGAATATGGTCAGTGGCATAGAATAGAGTGTGCATCTGAGCGTATGAGATTTGATGTATTAGAGGGTGATAAAGCAGATTTACTCGTAGGAATGCTGATAGAGCAATGTAAGTGCCTAGAGGTAACTGGTAGCTCATATCCTATACAACTACCTCGTTGGCTTTATTGCGTTTCGTTTGCAAAACACGTTATAGGTATGAATAAGCCTTTCGTGCTCACACCATACCAACTCTATTGTGAATTGCGTAAAAGGGGTGCTGAAAGCATCTTTGAAGCAGAATAGGAGACGTTTATGGGATTGATGGCCACACCACGGATTCCGGGTCCAGACCCAGAGCTTGTGAAACAGCGTGAAGCTGAGAAGGCTCGTTTAGCAAAAGAGCAAGAAGCTGCTGATGCAAGAGCCGCAGATGAAGAGAGAAAGAGAAGAGCCAATCTTGTCGGTACTCGTTCACTACAAGACGAAGAGATTAGAGGGTTTGGTGGCTTCCGCAATATGGGTGAAAGCCAGCCTAAAAGTGGTTCTATAAGGTATTAGCATGGCACATTATAATGACGGTAATCCAGAAGCTCCATCAGCCTCTTCAGACGAAAATGAACTGAAGCATGTAATGGATAGATACAAGAAGGCTAAGTCACGCTGGATGTCTTGGTCTGACTTGTGGGAAGAAATCTATGATTACGTTCTTCCTCATCGTGAGTCTTTCTTTCAGGAGTCTCAAGCATCTCGTAGAACTGAAAATATCTATGACGAGACTGCTGTTGTGGGTTTGCCTAAGTTTGCTAGTCGCTTACAACTTGGCTTCTTTCCTCCAAATGGTCGTGCATTCAGACTGGCCCCCGGCCCTGAGTTTCCAAAAGAACTGCAAGGCAGAGGACTACAGGAAGAGCTAGACAAGATTACTGACCTACTGCATGAGGGTCTGCGTAATTCTAACTTTAACTCAGAGATGCACGAAGGCCTTCAGGACTTGGGCATTGGCACTATGAATCTGCTCTGTGAAGAGGGGCGTTTTCAGGGTGACTTGCACTTTTCATCTGTACCACCAACAAACGTAGCATTGTTGCCCGGTCGTCTTGATGGCGTATCCGATTGGTTTCGTTGGAACTACAACATGGATATCACGGAAGTTAAGCACAGATATCCTAATGCTAAGTATAACGAGCAGATGGCTAGAGAGCAGAAGTCCAATCCTACTCGTAAGACTAAGATTATCGAAGCTACCATCTACGATGAGAAGAATAAGTTTGCTGATGAGTACACTTACTACCTCATCTCCGAAACAGACAAAGCTATTCTGATGAAGAAGAAGATGAAGGGCAGAGGTTCTGTTCCTTGGATTACTACACGCTGGTCTAAGTCAGGATTTGAGGTGTGGGGTCGTGGTCCTGTTCTGCAAGCAATGCCAGCTATTAAGACACTGAATCTGACCGTTCAGCTTATTCTTGAGAATGCTGAGATGGCTATTGCTGGCTCATACGTTTATGACGATGATGGCGTATTCAATCCAGATAACATTACTATCCAGCCGGGAACATTCATTCCACGGAGTCCGGGGTCTTCTATAGACAGCTTACAGAGTGCAGGTCGCTTTGATGTCGCACAGTTGGTTCTGGATGACATGCGTAGGAACGTAAGAAAAGCTCTATTCATTGATGAGTTAGATACACGTCCTAATGCAAGAACACCTCTATCAGCAACAGAAGTCTCAGAAAGACTAGCAGATGTGTCTCGTGACATGGGTGCCGTTGCTGGACGTATGCAGAAAGAGTTTTTACAGCCCCTAGTAGAGCGTATTATACATATATACAAAGCTCAGGGACTGTTAGATATCCCGAAGGTAGATGGCCGAGAGTTGCGTATTGTGCCTGTTTCTCCCTTGCTCCGAGCACAAGACCAGCAAGACGTGTCTGATTTTGTCCGTTTCCAGCAGACCGTTGCCTCTACTTTCGGGCCAGAGATAACACCTGTTCTGTACAACCAAGAGAATGTGATTCGCTACCTAGCGCAGAAGTTCGGCATTCAAGAGGAACTCCTAGCAGACCAAAGCCAAGTAGAAAACAATGTAGCTACACTACAACAGTTAATGCAACAAGGCGGTATGCAACAATGAAGGAGAAGATAAATGTCTCAGTCGATGGTAGAGGATATTCTAAACAAGTTGACCAAGACCTTAATAGTAAAGCCTATGCTTTGTTCGGCAGTGGTGTCGGAAAGGATTTTCTATCGTACTTGGAGTCGCTCACGACGAATAATGTATATCCTGCAGGAGTGGGAATCGAGACTTTAGCACATGCTGAAGGTTCACGGTGGTTAGTCGCCATTATCAAAGCTAGATGCGAGAAAGGACGTAAACAGCATGACTAAACCAGTAGGTAAATTAAACGGCACAGTAATTAAGGTAGCGGCTGGCACATCTAGTGCGGCATCTTCTGCAATCGCTGATAATGTAATGTATGTAAGAGTTGTATCAGACCAAAACGCATATATTGAATTTGGCTCTGCTCCAACAGCTTCTGCTACTACTCACTATCTGCCAGCAAACCAAGTAGAATACTTTAAGGTTCAGACAAATGGAACTAAAGTAGCGGCACTTCGTGCAGGGTCTACATCAGGTAACGTGTGGATTTCAGAAGTTGTCTAAGCCAGCAAATCCAAAGCTCTATGCTAGAGCGAGAGCAATAGTAAAGGCGAGGGTCAAGAAATGGCCTTCTGCCTATGCTTCGGGTCAGCTTGTACAGCAGTATAAGAAGATGGGCGGTACATACAAATGAGCCTAGATAAATGGTTCAATGAGAAGTGGGTAGATATTTCCACAAAGAAAGACGGTAAGCATCCTCCTTGTGGTCGCAAGATGGGTGATGGAAGAAAGTACCCAAAGTGTGTTCCTCAGGCAAAGGCTAACAGAATGAGCGAATCACAGAAAAAGTCTGCGACAAAACGCAAACGTGCTACAAACCCTAGCGGTGGCGGTAAAAAACCAACATATGCGAGAACTTAGATGGCAAAATCACCAGCATGGCAGAGAAAAGAAGGGAAAGACCCCAAGGGAGGTCTTAATAGAAAGGGAAGAGCAAGCCTTCGCAGACAGGGAAAGAACATCAAACGACCAGTCTCTGCGAAAGAAGCAAAACGCTCACCCAAAGCGGCCGCTAGACGCAGAAGTTTTTGTAAGCGAATGATGGGTATGAAGAAGAAGCTTACATCTAAAAAGACGGCTAATGACCCTAACAGCCGTATCAACAAAGCACTAAGGAAGTGGGATTGTTAATGGAAGAACTAAGCGAAAACACCGAAGCACAAACTGAAGAGGTTCTGGCTGGAGAGTCGGAGCAACCTCAGGAAAACACTCGTCCAGAATGGTTGCCAGAGAAGTTTGATAGGCCAGAAGAATTGGCTAACAGCTACTCTGAGCTAGAAAGAGCGTTTTATACACGCAAAGAAGAATTAAGAAATCAGATTGTATCTGAACTAAATGAAGAAGCGTCAAGCAATGCTCCTATCAGCCCAGCTGACTATGAGTTGCAGTTTGAAGCTCCAGAGGGCATCGAATATAGCATTAATGACGATGACCCAATGTTGGATTGGTTCAGAAACACAGCACACAATTATGGCTTATCTCAAGATGAGTTCAATGGTCTGATGACTGAGTACGCTCAGATAGATGCCATGAGAGGGCCAGATTGGAATGTAGAATCAGAGCAGTTAGGTGAATATGCAGAGCGTAGGCTTGAGCGTGTAGATGGTTGGGCAACCAGCAATCTGTCAGAGGAAGCTTACAACATCTTTGCAAATATCCCTGCTTCTGCTGGAATGGTTCAGTTGTTTGAAGAACTGATGGAGCTTAATGGTCAGCCACAGTTTAACATGACGTCTGAGACAGAGTTCCAAGAGAGACTCAGTATTGAAGACCTTCGCTCTATGCAGAATGACCCTAGATACTGGAAAGAGAAAGACCAAGCTTTCATTAATAAAGTGAGGGCTGGCTTTGAGCAGTATTCACGTTCACGGTAATGTGAACTTTACAACGTGAATATTGTATGAAATTGTGATTTTGTGAAGGCCCAATAGCAATGGATAATCTTCGGACCCTGAGCGAATGGATAACCAGACCAAAAACAGAAACGTAACTTATAAGGAGAGAGTGTTATGGCAACACCTACCATTTCTACCTCCTTTATCGAGGAGTTTGAGTCTGGTGTCCACATGGCCTACCAGCGTCAAGGCTCTAAACTGCGTGGTACTATTCGCACTGCAAACGGTGTAAAGAATAAGACTACATTCCAGAAAATCGGTAAAGGTTTCGCAACAACTAAGGCTCGTCACGGCAATGTTGCTCCGATGAACCTTGAGCACACAAATGTATCAGTCACACTGGAAGATTTCTTCGCTGGTGAATGGATTGATGATTTGGA